AAACGACCTAGCTGGCGGTTGTGATCAGCGAGAACGCGCCGTCATCGACGACTGCGGCCTCGAACGCCCCGACCAGGCCGACCTCAACTCCGGCGATGGCGGGCTCGGACACGAACATGCGGACGGGTGCGCCGGGGTTCTCCGCGACGAGGAGCCCGTCCAGGTCGCCGACGATGATCTCGCCGGCGTTCAGACCGCGGGACGCGATAACGCGGAGCGCCCTGCCGTCCGGGTTGACCGACAGCGCGCCGCCGCCCGAGAACGCGAGCGGAGCGGATGTCGTCAGCCCGAGCATGTACCAGTAGCGATCCGGCGCCATGATGACCGCGTTCGCCATCCGCCCGGAGTTCGAGTAGACCTCACCGGCACCGCCGGCGATTGCGGCCATCAGCTCCGCGTACGTCGGGGTTGCACCGATGGGCGACGGCGTGTCGACGTTGTTCAGGAACGCAGATGCGGACACGACCGTTGCCGCGTCCGTCTCCGTCTTCAGCGCGTAGTCGGCGGCGATGGCCCGGAACCACAGGTCGAACGCCGACGGTGTCGAGAACTCGATTGCCTGCCACGACAGGTTTCCGCCACCGAGGTAGGTGCTGGCGGTCTTCGTGACCATCGACACGTCCATTCCGGTGTTCCCGGCCTCCGTCTTCTGCGTCCCCTGCACCGCGACGACCGGTGTGGCGTCGAGCTGCGGGTAGGTGACCGTCAGCTTGTTCAGGTCGACCTTGACGCCTGCCGCCTCGACGAGCGGCCGGCTTGAGTCGATGATCTGGAAGATCTGCGCGATGTGCTGCGGCGGTGACAGCCCCGCGATATCGGACGTGAGCGTCGTGGCGGGTGTCCGCTCGTACGCCTGGAGCGAGCCGAGACGCTGCTTCGCGGCCTCGATCTCCTGGTGCGAGACGCCCTGCGCGATGACGTGTCCGCGTGCGTGTTCGCTGTTGTGGGTCAGGAGCGTGTCGATGGCGACCTGTCCGAGCGACCGGTACATCGGCTGCCCGTCGGGGCCTTCGTCGCCCTTGCCGTGGAACGCGTTCGAGCGGCGGCGCATCTCGTCGGATGCCTTCCGTGCCGCCCTGTCCGCCTCCACCTGCTCGTCCCACGTCTTGATCTCCTCGTCGAAATACGCGAGGTCGCTGCGGTACTTCGCGAGGAGGTCGTTCTGCTCGGGGCTCGGCGTGTCGCTGCCGATCTCGCTGAGAAGCGCCTCCATCCTGCCGTGCGACTGTTCGCGAGCGTCGACCCGAAGCTGCAGGGTGCGCTCGGCCTGTGACTCGTTCATCTTTCCTCCGATGACGTTGGTGTCGCGTAGTTCGCGACGTACGACTCTGCGAGCCGGCGGGTGCCGTCGTCATCGGGGGTGCCGGACTCAGCCGGGGTGCCCTCGTCCACGGGGTGCGCCTTCGTGTAGCGGTCAGGTAGAACGATCCCCTTCGCGCGCAACCGCTCGACGCGCTCCGGGTCGATGTCCACCGGCAACAGCGCGGCGTCCAAAGTCTGCTCCGGCTCCTCGTCCTCCGAACGGACGGCGAGAACCTGTGCTCCGGCGAACGCGCCCTGACGACAGAACGCGAACCCGCGAAGGTTCGCCTTCACCCGCTGGACGACGCTGCCGGACTTCACGTTCCGTACCGGATGGAACTCCACCGACACACCCGGCAGCGCGCCCGCGTTGATCAGCTCGAGCGCCGTGTCGCCGTTGTTGGTGCGGTGAATCGTCGAGGTCAGGTGGTAGCCGTCCGACTCCTGCCGCAACGACACACCGTGGCCGACCACGTCCGAGATTCCCTTGCCGTGTTCGTAGTTCGCGTGGACACGGTTGGCCGCGTTGATCTGGTGGTCGAAGCAGCCGGCGACGAACTCCTCCTCGTAAGGCTGAAAGTCGGGTGGGTCAGCGACCCGAGCGACCTCACCGAACGGGACGACACGGACATCAACGGTGCGGCCCTCGACCTCGACCGCAGTCACCTCGAATGAACGATGCAGCGTCTCGGTCATGCCCTGCCACCTCCGATAGCCGTCAACGCGCCGGGGCGCGGATTGGGTGAAGCCTTCGTGACCGGCGAAGCCTGCGGATCGTCGTCGTCGGACTGCTCGCCCAGCTCCGTCGTGATGTCGGACGCGTCGACACTGACCCACTGGCCCGCCGGAAGCATCTGCGCCGTGAACGCATCCACCGTCCGCTTGGCCGTCGGCCGCAGCTCCGTCAACCACCACATCTGAGTCAGCGCGATCGGGTTTTGGTAGGTGAGCCCGCCGACCATAGGGATGTTCAGCAGCACCGACGGGACGCCGTAGGCGGCGCAGATCACGCGCGCGTCCCACTCCTGCGTCTCGAGCAAAGCCATGTCCGCCGGGTTGATCCCCGAGTTCTCGAACGACCAGCCCTGGCCGAGAACCGGAACACCGCCGGCACGCGCCTCCGTCTTCGTCATCCACGACGCGGCAGCGCCCTCGGCCTGGTCGGACGTGAGCCGGTTCTCGGACTTCAGGTAACCCGCGGGGAACGCGTCCTGCGACACGCTGAGCGACTTGTTGCCTGCCGCCAGCAGCGAGTAGGCGCGCTGCGCGAACGCCCGGATCGCCGAGGTGCCGTGCGCGGCCCCGGTCGGGTTCCGGTCGATCTGCACAACACGGCTGTTGTCGAGCACCGTGTCACCGATCTTGTAGACCTTCCGGCCGTCCTCGCCGAAGTACGGCACACACGACGCGGACGGAATCAGATCCCAGGTGCGCGGATAGCCAGTCTCGTAACGGCCGGTGACGTACAGGATCGCGTACCCGTACCCGTACAACTGGTCGGTCAGCGCGTACATCGCGTCCCCGATGCCGTTCGGGAACTGCGACGGCGACGGGTGCGACACCCAGCGCGGCTCCAGCGTCCCGTCCGAACCGTGCCACCTGAGCGGCATCCCGCTGATCTGCGATGAGTTCTTGTGCTGGCACACGTTCGCCGCCCACGTCTTCTCGACAAGGTCGGCGGTGCCGAACGAGGTGCCGTCCCACTGGCCGTACAGGTTCGGCAGGATCGAGTTCCACAACGACATGCGGGTGCCCTCGAGCGGTTCCGGCGGGTCGATGATCGTCACCCGCTCGAGCGGCGCCGAAGGTGCCGCCCACCCCGGGCGCAGATACTTGCGGAGTCCCATCAGAACACCTGCACCAGGCCGACCCGCTCCACGACACCGACGCCCAACGTCAGCGCGACCAGCGGCGCAATGTTCACGCTCGAGTTCTTCCGTGACCACGCCCACGCGTCACCGACCGGACGTTGCGCCGCACCCAACACCGCGTCGCGCAACTCCTGCGAACCCAGGTGCGCCAGGTTCCCGTCCGCGATGATGTCGACGAGCCTGCCGCACGCGCGAGTGTGATCCTTCGTGTCGACCGGCTCGACCGTCACGCCGGCGTCGTCGCAATCCTTGATCATCGACGCGGACGGCCCCAGCCCGTCGCAGAACACCCCGTCAGGGTTGCCGCGCTCCACCATTTCCGCGAGACGCTTCGGAAGCCAGCTCGTGCCGGGACGGTGCTCGTGGATCTCGCCGTGGAACTTCCCAGCCTCGTTGAACCCGACAGCCGCAACAGTCGTGTGGCGTTCCGGCGACACGTCGAACACCAGCACGAACCCCGGCTGCAACACCGAACCCTCCTCGAGACACGCGTCCCACGCTGCCGCCGTGATCACAGACTGCTCGGCACCGTCCGTCCGCGGCCAATCGCCCACGTTCGCCAACTCAACCGCCACCGTCCTCGCCGGCATCGTGTCGACCTCGTCCGCCATGTAGTCCTCGGAGATCAACCCTTCCGGCATCGACGGGTTCGCGACCGGCCACCAAGACCTGTCCGACAGGACGTTGTAGTCCATTTCGGCCGGGTGGCTGTAAGGCGCCGACCACTCGAAATAGCAGACCGCCGGGTTCCGCTCGATCCCGCGCTCACGGATCAGCGCGAACGGCACGCCGTGCTCGTGCGACTCCTGATCAACCGCGGAGCCCGCATAGATCGTCTTCTGCCCCATCGGGAACTGCGACGCGCGCAACATCGGCTTCTGCGCCGCCACCGTCGAAGTCGGCAGCTTCATCGCCTCATCCCACACCAGCAGATCCCCCGAATAGCCGCGACCGCCCTGGTTCGTGCGCGCCTTGAACAGAATCCGCGACCCCGACTTCAGGTTGATCGACTCCTGCCCGTTCGCCGTCTTGTAACCACCCCTGTCCTTCACCCGCGCATGCAACGCCGGCGAATCCTGAATGAACGCCATCAACCTAAGCTGGTGCTCCGTCGACGTCGGGAACTCGTGCGCCGTGTGCATCACCACCGGCAGCCCCAGCTCGAACGCCGCGAACCCCTCGATCACCTGGAGCACGACCCCCTTCCCGTTCTGGCGCGCCAGACACAGGCCGTCGTTCGACGTCGACCAGCGCCCATCAGCGCCCACCGAAAGGAACGCGTCCAACACCTCGCGCTGCCACTCGAACAAACGGCCGCCATGCGAACACCACCAGTCCGACGCGTCAGCGCCCAGCGACCTCGAGCGCGCCGGCACCCAGCCCACCCGAGGAACGACCATCGTCACAGAACCACCGACACCCGGCGATGACGAACCCGCAACGAGTTCCGCCCACCAGCCGCCCGATTGCAGCTCGCGTGCTCCGGGCCCCCCGGCGACTCACCATCCGCATGACCAAGATCCCAGCTCGAGCCCGGCTCGATAAACCCGCCGCACCGAACACACCGGCAGGTTCCCCCACTGACAACACCGGCAAAGAAACGCCGACGAGCCCGATGCTCCGAACCCCGATAGGAAGCCACCCTATGCGCCCGTGAAACGCGGGAACGCGCCCCACGGAGAGGGAAATCACTTGCGGGGCTCCCT